CCTTGTAACATGGTATTATGCCTCCAGGTCTTTATTTACATTTTTTGTTGCATGATACATATCACGCAAGTGCTTGATGTCCTTCACTCCGAGTCTACCGATATGTACCTCGGCGTGCGCCATATCTACCTCACTACTGAATATCAGATAGTGAAGCGCGGGGCTCACAGCCATCATGTAATACGACTGATCTGCGCCCTTCTTAATCATGTACTCTATGTCTGTTACATTTTTGTTATACATCTTCTATCTCCTTCGTGGTTAGACCAGGGTCATATACGATTACCTGGCTGAAATATCCCTACTAATAGGGGGTTCTAGTATCTTAACTACATTTATTACTATCACTATGTGGGTTTCATGCTCCATTAGGGTCATGTAGCCCTGTCTATTGGTGCAGTATTGGTGCAGTATTGGACAAGCAATATGGCCTAAGTCCTTACCTATTAAGAGCTTATATATACTATACCGCTTGTTATTGGCTATGTACACTCTGTAATTTGTCCTTTGAGCCCTTTTAAACAAGCCAATACTACCAATACTACCAATACAACACATGCCTAGAGTATGCCCTGTATATACACCGTTCATATTAGACCGTGCAAGCAGACCCAATAACTGCCAATACATACACGTCAACCTATGTGCCAGTCGCATGACTGCGGATGCACCCGACATCAACGGGATACCCCGATCACCGAGGATAGGATAAAGGTCCGAGGACCCTCCGCATGATCCATATCGAGAGAACCAAGCGCCGTTATCCGTCAACCATCGTCAATGCACGTCACCCCAGCGTCCAGCAGCCCATAGCCCGTCTCCAGGCCCAGGCTGCCGGCGCCGCCGGTGTTACTTACTACTTATTCTTGGAGATGAAGCCCGCATCTTGGAGCTTCTTGGAGTAGTAGGTGAAGATCTTCCAAGGCTCTTGCTTCGTGTTAAGGGCGGATGCACCAGCCTCAACCATCTCGCAGAGTTCAGCCTCAGTCCACGTACCTTCTCCCTCAAGGATCATGCGCACCAGCACTCTTGCCTGTGGCGGCAGATTAACACCGACCATCATCTCCGCAGTGACCGGCATGCGAGTCCACACGCGACCGTCCACGAACCGGCTACCCTTGTTACTGCCATTCTTCTCCAGTGCTGCCATTACTTCGATGATGCTCAACTCTTGTGCTTCTTTTGTTACTTCACTCATGGTATTGCTCCTTGGTCCTTCATTAATGGCCGTCAACAGATTGTCTCCGGTCCATGGTACTCGTACTACATTAAAGAGGTCGTCAACCCAGCATTAGGGCGACAATAAGTGCGTCCGCCACGGCACCCTATACTGGGGCCGTGACGGCCGCCGCGGTTTTAACTAATGATCATACACGCTACTAAGAACAGCGTGAGACCAGCCAGCCAATATAGCCCTGTCATTATTTAGCTCCACTGTATTTGTGTTCACAGAAGACACAGACGTGAGTCTCTAGTTCGCAGTTGCGTAGCCAGAACTTCTCACAGATTCTGCATTTAATCTTAGTGATACGTGTCATGATGTATTGTGCTCTTGTTTGCATGGTATACTCCTTGTTAGTTAGTCACGCGGCTGCGTGTCATAGTCAGTGCAGGACTACTTAGTCATGCTGATGAACCCGGCTTTAATCAGCTTCGGGCGATAGTACGTGAAGATCTTCCACGCATCCTGCTTGGTGTTGAACTGCGCTGTGTAGGTCTGCACATGATCATGCAGCTCCTCTTCAGACCAGGTACCAGCTCCTTCGAGCACAAGACGCACACACACACGCGCCTGTGGTGGAAGGTTGACACCGACCAGCATCTCAGCTGTGATGTCCTCACGTGTATACACGCGGCCGGTCACGAACTTGGAACCACCTTGCTTGGAACCGTTCGCTTCTAATGCAGCCATGATGGTTGCGTGGTCGAGTACTACTGGTGTATCTGTCTTCATGGTATGACTCCTATCTTCTAGCATACCGTCAACCGGACGGCACGGTCGCACGCTGATGCGTACATTAAAGAACCAGATGGACGTGCCCGGGGGGGACTTATTCGTCAATTTAAATTCTTCATACTGCCCGGGCATTGGGATGGCCATCCTGGCTCACTTCTTGCACTAGATTAGCCGTTGTTGTATTGCTTGTATATTAGGGCGCAATATAAACATTATATATACCGATTGATACTGTAGTTGCCATTTTATATTAGTAGTGATACTATAAGCAATATGTTACAATGTGTTTATAGATAACAACTTAGGTGCCCTAGACGATGCACTGTATTGGTAGTATTGGTGCTTTTAAATTTTTCAATTATTTTTTTTGAAACCATATCAATACCAATAGTCTAATACAGTGTGACCCTAATATACCTAAGTTGTTGACTGTCAATCATTTGTAAAATATTAGACGACCAATACATGTCCAATACGTGTCCAATAACTGCCAGTATAAAGCTAAATCCATTCTGATAAAGATACTTCTTCTTTTGATGTGCAGCTTCTCTCTATATATAGGGAGATTGTGTTCAGGGAGTGTGAGGAACCCTGGATAGAGAATAGAATTTTACACCAGGGCAAACGATATATATTATTAGTCTATGGCTAAAGCACCCCCTAAGACTCCAGCTGAAATACGAAAGTCGATCCAAGAGGCTCGGCAAGGGAATCTGGTTCCAACCGCCAGTAAGCTTGATAAAATACGCCAGAACCTTAAACAGATACGCTCGAATGCTACTCCAGCAGAAATGTCAGCGCGACTACGCGACTTATGCAATGAGAACGGGTATGACCCAATATTCGAACTTATGAATATGATTAAGCATGGCGTGAGAATCGTGACGGAGAATTCCGAGGGTGAAGAGCTCGTTAACTACATTCCGTTGAAAGCTACGGAAGCTATCGCGATCCATAAAGAACTTATCAAGTACATCTATCCGACCCTCAAGGCGGTGGACATACAGGGCCATATCGATGCGAACGTATCTGTTACCGTTAAATCGTATAGCACTCCACTGCAAGGAAACCCTGTAGCCCTGGCTAAAGCCGATGTTACTGAGATCGGTAGGGAAGCTATCGCGTTGCTGGAGAAGCAGATAAAAAATGAGGTTCAGAACTAATGAATGCGTTACAGAAAGAATTAGTCGCAGGAATCAAATACGGTATATTAATAGGTGTAGGGGCGTGCGCAGTGGTGGCAGGACTCGCTATACGGTGGATTAACTAATGATGGGCCCCATACCAGGCGATATGTCAGATTTTCAAGTAGCACCGGATAATCCGCAATGCACCACTCCGCCTATACAGGGCGTAGAGATGCCGTATAACTACGATCCGCGATCCTATCAAATGGAGACGTGGAACTACTTCATGAATGGCGGAAAACGAGGAGTCGGCGTATGGCATCGAAGAGCTGGAAAAGATCTGCTTGGTATCAATTTGTGTGCCACGATGGCGACTATAAGGCCGGGACTATATTGGCACATTCTGCCTACCTACAAGCAAGGTCGGCAGATCGTCTGGGAAGGTTACACGAAAGACGGCCGGAAATTCTTAGACGCATTTCCCCCAGAGCTCATCGAGTCGATGAACAATACGGAGATGCGCGTAAAGCTCAAAACGAACGCCACTTATCAAGTCGTCGGGGGTGACGACCCAGATAGGTTAGTAGGCACAAACCCGGTCGGAGTTATCCTCTCCGAGTATTCACTCTGTAACCCGGCTGTGTGGGACCTGCTTCGCCCTATTCTCGCAGAGAATGATGGGTGGGCGTTCTTTATATATACCGCACGTGGTAAGAACCATGGGTGGTCGATGGCACAAATGGCGGCAAAGAATAAGAGTTGGCACTGCGAAGTGCTAAAGGCAGGTAGCGGCAATGATTGTACTAAGCGTTTTGACGGATCACCGGTCGTTTCAGATGAAATTATCCAAGGCGAACGAGACGCGGGAATGGACGAAGCCCTCATCGCCCAGGAGTTCTTCTGCAGTTTCGAAGCTCCTATTGTTGGCAGTTATTACGGCAAGCAGTTGCTCGACCTCGATAAGCGAAAGCACATCGGAAACGTTCCTTGGGAGCCCAAGTTGCTGGTTAACACAGCATGGGATTTGGGAATTGGAGATTCAACAGCGATCTGGTTCTGGCAAGATTACGGATTTGAGCGACGCATTATTGATTACTACGAATGTTCAGGCGAAGCCCTGTCACACTACGCTAAAGTTCTTAAAGAGAAGCCTTACGTCTATGGCAAGCATTGGTGCCCCCATGATGTTAAAGTTCGTGAGCTTGGTACCGGTAAATCGCGGAAGGAGACATTGGCCTCCTTAGGTATTCGCGTAATGGTCGTTCCTGACCACACAGTGGAGGACGGTATTGAAGCGGTAAGAAACATGTTACCTTGTTGTTGGTTCGACGCCGACAACACGGATAGAGGTTTGTCTGCTATTAGATCATACCGTAAGGTACACGACGCCAATAGGTCGGACGGTACCAACGTCTTTTACCTTAACACTCCACTGCATGACTGGACCAGTCACGGCGCAGATGCATTAAGATATATGGCGATGGCCAGAGGCAAGTCCAGAAACAAAAAAAGTACTTTACAAAAGACTCAGATTAGTACAGTATAACATTATGAGCTCATTATTTAAAGCACCAAAAGTTGAAGAGCCGAAAAAGGTTATAGAGAAGCCTCTGAAGCAAGTACAATCTCGTGGTAGAGCAGGTCGAACTATTTTGGCTGGCAGCACTACTCAGACTGCATCAACACAAAAGAAATCTATTTTAGGGGGCTAGTATGTCAGACCAACTCGGCATTGACCTCATGTTTGACCATTCGAACATGGAGAACTTGCGTTCTGGCTACGACCAATATCTAACTGATATTCGCGAATTCGTGCGCCCTCAATCAACTCAATTTCATGGCTCGGGTCCTGACCCTCAAACGCCAACCACTAACACGCGCTGCTACGATAGCACAGCCATGTGGGCCGCGGAACAACTTGCCTCTGGCTATATGGGTTTTCTCATGCCGTCAAACGACCGCTGGACTGATATCATTATCGACGGCGACGACATTCCTACATATGAGGAACAGGTGTGGCTGGATCGTACCTCTGACGTCCTATATAGAGAGTGGGCGAACCCGGAATCAAGGTTCACTGCATCATTCCAAGAAGACTTTCTCGATCTCTCATCTTTTGGCACCTCAACTACACTCCAAGAGTACAACGTCCGGAAGCGTGGTCTATCCTTCAGGTCATATTCGACCGCTGATATTTGGATCCGTGAGTCCGCAGACGGAATAGTTGACGTGTGCCATCGTCGTACAAATTACACTACTCGCCAGCTCTATCAGATCTTCGATCCATCGATTCTCAATCGAATAGATCAGATCTTTAGCGACCAGGGCAAGAATGAGCGCCACTGGGAAGTGATTCATGTCGTACAGCCTAATACCGATAAGCTGAGACAGTCAAAGCTTTCAACTAATAAGAAGTACGCCTCCACATACATACTTGCCGCTACTAAAGACGTCCTCCAGAAGGGTGGATACGACTATTATCCATACCATCACGGCCGCGAGAAGGTAATCGCGGGTAATGTTTATGGCGAATCGGCAGCTTTCACGCACCTACCTGCCATTAAAATGGTCAATTCCATGATGCGGGTAGTGATTAAGGCCGCTAACAAGGCCGTAGATCCACCTGTAATGGCACCTTCGGATGGCTTTGTGGTGCCATTGAGCTCCGACCCAGGTGCCTTATGGTGGTATGATGCAGGTATGATGACACCTGAAGCCGTTAAGACCATGGAATTCAGAGGCAGAATAGATATTTCTGACGCTATGGTGCAGGATACGCGTTCACAGATCACTCGTGGGTTCCACGTTGACTGGTTAATACGTAATAAGAAGAATGCCAAGCAGACCGCCACTGAAATCATGGATGACCGCGACGAGATGCTCAGACAGCTTGCTCCTACGCTAGGTCGACTAGAATCAGAGAAGGTCGATCAGATGGTGAAAACTTCCTACTTCCTACTTAATAAAGCTGGGCGTATTCCGCCTGCACCAGAGTCCATGAGACGTAAAAAGCTAGGCATTCGGCACCAATCTCCCGCCGCACGTGCTCAATTCGGTTCACGGGGTGCAGACGTCCAGCGTTATATTAACGATTTAGCGCCGCTAGTTAACCTATTGCCGACCGTAATAGATACGATTAATCCAGAGGGATTGTCTCGGTACTTAGCGCGTGTTAGAAACGTCCCAGCGGCTGTAATGAATAGCCCAGAGCAAATTGCAGAAAAGAAAGCCAATGATGAAGCTCAAGCACAACAGCAACAGATGATTGAGGGCGCACCAGCTATGGCAGGCGCGTTGAAAGATGTTGCACAAGCAGGAGCAATAGCGAATGAGGGGTAAGTCCATTGGTGAACTGTACAAACACGTGTTTGATACACCAGAAGGTGAGCGAGTTCTGGAACATATTTGCTCTGTAGGCTTTATGACAAAACCGACGTTGGCAAAGACGCACGACGAAACCATGATGAATGAAGGCATGCGTAGACTTGCATTGTCGATACTCAAAGCGGTTAAGAAATCAGAAAAAGAAATGCTAGAACATATACAGAAGGAATACCAGCAATGAAATATTCACTGAAGACACTTATATACGACATGTTCATACGCCCGTGCATGCCTCGCTACGTAGAAGGCGGAGACGGCGGAGACGGCGGAGACGGCGGAGACGGCGGAGACGGCGGAGATAAGCCAGATATGTTCTCTATTGAGGGCGACGCGTGGGCGACCATAGTTAACGAGAGATTCCCCGACAATGCAGTTATGTCGAACACGAAATCGCCGATGGACGCTTTCGAGCAATTCCAGAACGGCCAAAAACT